GCTACGGCACCCTCAGAGGCGCTCAGATGCGCTTCACCCTAGAGCCCAACCCCAAGCCCCGGCGCAGCACCTACGACCTGACTGGCGACCTGCAGCGGTCCGCTCAGGTGGTGTGGCCTGGGGAGATCACGGCGCAGCTCAGGGCGGAGCTGGCGCGGGCTGGGTTCAGATGAGGCGCTATTGAGAATCAGCAGGCGGCTGAAATGAGAATCAACAAGGCGCACTATTGAGAAACTCAGTCATACCAAGGGATTACGGGTCCTCCTGGGGGTCTAGGGGACAAGGATCTTTCGCGCCTCGATCTTTCCCTAGCGGGACTATTGAGAATTGGTTACACTCGGCGCCCTGCCCGTTACAGGGTCCGCCGAATTTTGAGAGCAAACCGCCGAGAATCCGCTTGAAAGCGTGGTTTTTTACCCTGTAACCTGGGTTACAGCAGGTCCCCACCCTATGCCCCGAAAGCCCCCGCAGCCGGTGATGCCGGACAAGCTGGAGCGCTGGCCGATCGAGCGGTTGGTGCCCTATGAAAAAAATGCACGGACCCACAGCCCGGAGCAGGTGGCCCAAATCGCCGCATCGATTCAGGAGTTCGGCTTCACCAACCCGGTGCTGGTCGCCAGCGATGATGGCATCCTGGCGGGCCATGGCCGACTAGCCGCGGCCAAGGACCTAGGCCTGAAGGAGGTGCCGGTGGTGGTGCTTGACCACCTGACGCCGACCCAGCGCCGCGCCTATGTCCTGGCGGACAACAAGCTGGCGCTGAATGCGGGGTGGGATGAGCAGATGCTGCAGCAGGAGATTGCGGCGCTCAGCCTGGTGGACTTTGACCTGTCCCTGATGGGTTGGTCGGATGATGAGCTGGCGGGGCTGCTGGACCCGGAGGGGATCGACGACGAGTCGAAGCCGCCCGAAGAGTTCGCCGAGGTTGACGACGACATTGAGACAGATCACCGCTGTCCATCGTGCGGCTACGAGTGGAGCGGCAAGACAAAATGACAAAGCCGCCTTACCGGGTGCCGTCAATGGCCGAGATCGAGGCCCTGCCGTGGAATGGCTACCGGGTTGCCTCGACCTTCAGCGGCTGCGGTGGCTCATGCCTGGGCTACCGAATGGCGGGCTACCGGGTGGTCTATGCCAACGAGTTCATCGAAGAAGCGCAGCGGACCTACAAGGCGAACCACCCGAACAGCTTTCTTGACACTCGGGACATCCGGCAGGTCAAGCCTGAAGACGTGCTTGAGAGGGCGGGCGTTGATCGCGGTGAGCTTGACCTTTTCGATGGCTCGCCACCATGCTCAGCCTTCTCAACTGCTGGCAAGCGTGAAGCGGGATGGGGCAAGGTCAAGGCTTACAGCGACAAGGCGCAACGTGTTGATGATCTGTTCTTTGAGTATGTCCGTCTAATCGACGGGATCCGGCCGAAGGTCTTTGTGGCTGAGAACGTCAGCGGCCTGGTGAAGGGTACGGCAAAGGGATACTTCAAGCGGATCCTCGCGGCGCTTCGTGAGCCCGGCTATCGGGTGACCTGCCGAGTGCTTGACGCGCAATGGCTCGGTGTTCCGCAGATGCGGCAGCGGACGATCTTCGTTGGCGTGCGGGATGACCTTGGAATTGAGCCGGCGCATCCGGAGCCGTTGCCATATAGGTATAGCCTCGCGGAAGCACTAAAAGGAGTTATTGCGCAATACGATCCGAATGCCGACATTTCATCTTATGCGATAGGAAAAGAATGGGATCGGATGGCGGTGCCAGGAACTCAGAGCGAGAAGTATTTTCAGCTAGTCCGGCCGTCGCTGCACAAGCCAGTCCCGACAATCACGCAAAGGGGAGGTGATCGCACTGTGGCGTCGGTCTGTCATCCAACCGAAAGGAGAAAGTTTACCGAGCTTGAACTTAAACGGCTTTCTGGATTCCCCGATGACTTCAAGTTAACCGGTGAGTTCGCTCAACGCTGGGAACGCATCGGCCGAGCCGTGCCACCCCTGATGATGGCCCGCATCGCTCAGACCATTGCCGACAAGATCCTCAGCAAGCCCTGATCATGGACATCCCCAGCAACTGGACCTTCGAGACCCCAGGCGTTGCCGCAGGCTTTGACCGTCATGTGCGGGAACAGCTCCCCTGGTACGACCTGGCGACAAACGCCATCACCCACATAGCGCGGCACTACATCCCGGACGGTGGGCTGGTCTACGACTTGGGAGCGGCAACCGGAAACATTGGGCGGGCAATCGCTCCGGTCCTTCAGGATCGAAACGCCCGATTGATCGGTGTCGAGCCGTCGGCGGAGATGGTGAAGCGCTACGAATCCCCCGGCGAGATTGTCTGCTCTAAGGCCGAGGATCACGACTACGAAGCCTTCGACCTTGCCGTGGTGTTCCTGACTCTGATGTTTGTTGAGCCGCGTAAGCGAATCACGCTGATGAATCGCTTACGTCATGCCTGCCGACCGGGCGGGGCGATCGTCGTCTTCGACAAGCTCGAACCAGCCGGCGGCTACCTCAGCACCGTCTTCTACCGGCTGACTCTCGCTGGCAAGCGTGCTGCGGGCGTCACATCTGAAGAGATCGTAGAAAAGGAGCTGAGCCTTTCCGGCGTGCAGCGACCGGTTGTCGAAAGTCAGCTCGGCGGCGCCGCTTACCTCTGGTTCAAGTTTGGGGACTTTGCCGGGTGGGTGATTGAGCGGCCAGCCGGCTCAACTGACCCCGCCTACTCATGAACCTAGAGGCCTACGCTAAGCACCGCAAGGCGCGTGGTCTCCGTGGCACCAGCCACGTGGCGGTGCTCAAGGCGATCGACACCGGCCGCCTCACCGAGCCTGCCGTGCGCAAGGTGAACGGCCGCTGGCAGATCGACGCGCCCCTAGCCGATGCGCAGTGGGCCGGCAACACCAGCAACATGCCCGACAGCGGCACCGAGCTGCCGGAGCCGCCTAACACCCGCCAGCCGCATCCTGAAGGCGGCGGGCCATCGCTAGCCCAGGCCAAGCGAGCGAAGGCGGTCTATGAGGCGGAGCTGACCCGGCTAGAGCTGCAGAAAACCAAGAAGGAGCTGATCAGCGCCGATGAGGTGCGCCAGGAAGCCAGCCGTCTCGGCCGCCAGGTCCGCGACCTGCTGCTGACTATCCCCGGCCGCAACGCCGCGAAGGTGGCCAGCATGCAGGACACTCAGGCGGTGCGTGATCTGCTGGAGGCCGAGATCACCAACGCGCTCAGGGGGCTGCAGCATGAGGCCGCTTGACGCTGCGACGATCTACCGCCAAGCCTTCATCGAGGCGCTACAGCCGCCGCTGGATCTGACCGTCAGCGAGTGGGCGGATCAGAACCGGATCCTGACCCGCCGCAGCAGCTCCGAGCCCGGCCAGTGGCGCACCGACCGCGTGCCCTACCTGCGCGAGCCGATGGATCTGCTCAGCCCCCGCGAGAAGCGCATCAAGCGGGTGGTGCTGCTGTTCGGATCACAGACCGGCAAGACCGAGGTGGGCCTCAACTGGCTGGGCCGCACCATCGCGCTGGACCCGTCGCCGTTCCTGGCGATGTTCCCGACCGAGAGCTTTGCCAAGCGGCAGATCCGCCAGCGCCTCACGCCGCTGTTCACCGACTCCCCGGCGGTGGCGGCCAAGTCGATCAGCACGAAGTCTAGGGACGCGGCCAACGCCATGTTCCTAAAGGAGTTTCAGGGCGACATGCTGGTGTCGATCATCGGCGGCAACAGCGGTAGCGCTGCGCAGGGCATGCCGGCGCAGAACGTGTGGGCTGATGAGGTGTCATCCCTGCCGCTGGAGATGGATGACAAGGGCGACCCGCTGGAGAACGCCGAGGCCCGCCAGACCAACTTCCCAGACCGCAAGGCGCTGGTGACCTCCACCCCCGGCAGCCGCGGCGCCTGCAGGATCACCAGCGAGTTCGAGGTGCGCAGCGATCGGCGGCGCTACGGGATGCTGATGCCGTGCTGCGGCGGCCATGCCGTGATCGAGTGGCCGCACATGGTATGGGATAAGCGCGATGGTGAGGTGTTCTGCCAATGCCCGCTATGCAATGAACGGGTGGCGCAGCACCACAAGACCGCCATGCTGGCCGGCGGAATCTGGACACCTACGGCCAAGGGCGACGGCGAGACGGCGGGCTTTCACCTGCCGGGCTGGTATGCGCCGTATGGCTG